ATGTTGAAGATAATACCCGGTGCAACTGGATACTTTAATAAAACACTCAATTCAAATCAATTCGATAATAAAGATGCAAACAAAGATAAATTAGATAATATAGATGCAACCAAAGATAAATTAGATAATAGAGGTACAATCAAAGGTAAATTAAATAATATATATGGTAAGTCTATTGATTATTCAGCGCTGCGTCATCGGGATATAATTATTGCAAAAATAGATTTGTTTATTCAAAGAATCACTCATAATTTATGGCATGCACGTAAAAAAAATGTGTTTTTAATTGAGCAAATAACTAATCTCAAAGTGTGGGTCAATAAGTATATTGACGATTGCACTGATGAGGATTTAAACGATCGTGACTTTATTGCATCAGTTGTTGACCGGGCTATTTTTCATTTCGCGATTAATAGTATATGTAATCCTGGGGATAATAAAGATGCGACTCCCATTGAACGATGTACTTTTGATGTAGAAACTAAGAATGGCCTTCCCTCCACGGTTCAGCTATTTTATGAGGAATCTAAGGATAATGAACCTTTAGCGAATATACATTTTCAAGCAATAGGTTCTGGTTTTTTAACGTTTGTTAATGCCTGCCAGGAACATGATGACAACAGCTTAAAATTATTTGCTTCGCTGTTAATTTCACTTTCATATTCTAGTGCCTACACAGATTTATCAGAAACAGTGTATATTAATGAAAATAATGAGAGCTACCTGAAAGCTCAGTTTGAAAAATTATCTCAACGTGATATGAAGAAGTACCTGGGAGAGATGAAGCGTCTGGCTGATGGGGGAGAAATGAATTTTGATGGCTATCTGGATAAGATGTCACATCTGGTGAATGAAGGAACGCTCGATCCTGATATTTTAAGCAAAATGCGAGATGCTGCACCACAATTAATTAGCTTCGCGAAGTCGTTTGACCCAACCTCAAAGGAAGAGATTAAAATACTTACAGACACTTCTAAATTAATTTATGATTTGTTCGGGGTTAAATCGGAGAAATAATATGTGAAGTTCTTCGATAGTATGGAAGGCATTATATAAAAGGACCCAATATTTATTGGGTTCTTTTTTCTCTATCAATGCTATTAGCAGGGAGATATATCACCAGAGTTTAATGTGTGATTTTTTATTTATCGTCGAACCTGGATTGTTTATCATTGGCCTTAACAAAGTTAACGGCTAATAAGATTATTTCCATCACTTCGTGAGAGCTTCATGCCTTGAGAGGATCTCAATTTTCTTTTGCAATGAGACAGGCGCTTCCTGTTGTTATGGTATAGTACCCCGCTATTGAGTCTCCTGAATAGTGATGCTGAATAACATAACCCCATGATATATCGATAAAATAATCTCTACATTTGAAAATGCACGGTAATTCTGAAATGCAAAAAATCAACCAAACCAGCGCAATGCCTGAAAAAACTGACGTTCACTGGAGTGGTCGGTTTAGCGTTGCACCAATGCTCGATAGGATGTACCGTTTTTGAAAAACAAATAGTTATATACTTTGTGGGAGCCTATTGGGAACCCGGCGTTTTCATTTCAAGGTGTAATCCATACGCGGCTTAAGAATGAGATATAATGCGACTTTTAGTGTTCCGCTTGAGAGGCCATGATGCTTACCCTGGACGAGATAGGTCAATCAGTACGTAACAATATCCAGTTGATTATTGATCATGTCGGCTTACCTCTTGCTGTTGGTCCGCTCAGTGATGATGATTACAAGATTCTGTGTGGTGGCTATGGTGAGCTTGAATGGGACTATGCGTTAAGTACCTATGGCAACTCCAGAGAAAAGTATGAGTTCTGCATAAAACTTGTTCAGCAAGGTCGGGTTCAGGGAATACCATCAGGAGCAGCAATTTGTGTTTATGGGGTTGAAGAAAACATCTTTCGTATCCATATGATCGAAAGGTTTTCTAGAGAAGATGAATCTCACCCATTGAAAGGGCGCATGGTTTTACTCACTCTTATGAGTGCTTTTATATTTTGTAAAGCTGTTGAATGTAAAGTTGTCCACATTGTAGAGCCAGTACCAGAACTGGTGCAGTATTACGAGTCTTTTGGTTTCCGCATGGAACAGTGCGGTTATGTGATGTCGGCAGTCATTGATGAGCTGCAGGATATCTTTCTTAAATTTGCTCAGTAGGTATAGACGAGAAGGGTCTACAAATTGTAGGATACCCGTCCAGATTACCTTAAAGGTACATCTATGGCAGTCGTTTTGTGCTTAAACTACTAAGAAACGATGTCACCAATCGACATGATCGATTGGCATAAGTTAGCGAAACAAGCTAGCTTTAAAGAAAGGGTTAGAGACGCCTTTACTGTCTCGGGAGTTTTCTATGAAAGATCAAAAAGCAACCAAGCCACAGGTTAAGTTCGACACAATGAAAGCATTCGCAGGTATGGGTGCTGCTGTTGAAGTTCTGATGAAGGCTGCTCCTAATGCGTTCACTCACGCTACTGTCTCTGGTAAAGAGCAGCAGGGTAAGCTTCGTCGTCGCAAAGCAGCATGATCATAGCTGGTGCTTTTTGAAAACCCGCCTTCAGGCGGGTTTTTTCTTTAGTGATGTTCTTTGTCCTTCTGTTTGACTGTTCTGACCTGTTCCCACTCGATACGTCCTTCTTCTCGCCTTTTGTCTATGTATTCCGCAAGATCCTGAATATTGATGCAACGTTTTGCTTTTTGTGATGTGCCGATGCGATATGTTGGAACGGGCAACTTACAAGCGTTTGCTTTTGCTTCTGCCGTGGCTGGACTCATGCCAAAGTACTTTTGGCTAACTGCTGAGAGTTCAATGTTTGGGGTATTGAATTCAGCCATCAGTAAAAACAAGGTGTTCATAATTTTCTCCATCAAAACCGGCTGCACCCGGGAAAATCATAATTCTGTGCTGGTGGCAGGAATTAATTTCTGCCAGATAGCGGAAACATATTTTGCCTGATGACGGGCATCAGCCAGGGCGTTGTGCCGTTCGCCATCGAAAGGCATGTCCATTTTGGGGTCGAATCCGATGGAACGCCCAAGCGTAACGATCGTGCGTACATCGTGGTCATTCCAGTACGCCCACGGGCAGATTTGTCCTGCTCGCTCATAAGCTCCACGTAAAATTACGTTGTCGAAGGTGGCCCCGTTACCCCAGACTTTTAAATATTTCGTATTGTCTGCGTGCCGGTTAATGAAATGGTTTAGTTCTGAGAGAGCATCGCTGATCGACAAAGTATCATCAATACAGATTGCAGCTCGCGCTTCAGGGCTTTGTTTCAACCACCACAGGATGGTATCGCCGTCAGGTGTAGCTCCTTGCTTCATAGCACTGTCCAGGCTGACAACCGCATAGAATTCTTGTCCGATGTCTCCGGTTTCTGGAGTGAAGAACACCGCGCCAATGGAAACGATCGGTGCATCCTTATTTTTCCCCATCGTCTCAAGGTCGATCATTAAGTTGTTCATCACTTCACCTCCTGCGGCGGTTCCGGTAGCGGCATCCAATTGATTACATCGCATTCAGGGATGCTGATATCATCACCAAGCCATCCTTGACCTTCAGACCAGCATTGCACGTAATACCCGTATTCTGTGTTCACTACGCACCACTGCCCGTCATCCGGCATTCGCTCACTACAGCTTATCCAACTATCCGGAGTTACCGGAGAGTTGCCATTTACATCGAAGTTTGGCTCTGCGTCCTGAACCAGGAGGATGTAACCATTCTTGGCAGTATCAAGTTCTAACGCCTCGGTGACGGTGCCGAAATAGCGATTACCTAAATCAGCATCACAAGTGCTTACATCAATGGAAACTTCCATGCCTTCGATTAATTCTGGCAAGTTGTAAGTTTGGTTTACAGGTTGGCCTCCCTGAAGCATGGCGGCGCGGTGACACCAGATAATCCAGCCAAGCGCCATATCCCATGCCATGTATTCTCTATCGCCATTTTTCGCCCTGCGGCGATCTACAGATTCCCCGAAACGCTTCTCCATAAATAATTCATAGGCTGCTCGTTCATCCGATACTGCTGCCAGTGATGCCAGTGCAATTCGTGCCAGTTCCATTTGTTCGCCACGGGTAAGCCCGTTTTCAAGCGGATTGTTAATGAATAATTCGATACGTTCTTTGGTAATAGAATTCATGCTATTTCACCTTAATCTCAACATTTCGCAGTTTTAGCTCTACTGGCAGGTCTGACTTTCCTGTTAATGCTAATGCGAGATTTTCTGGAGTAATGAGAGCAGTTATTGTTTTCCCCCTCGCCAGACGAATAATCATGCGTATCTCGCGATCGTCACATGCTCCCGGTCGAACAATTGATATTTGTCCGTTCATCTCACTCTCCTTTGATGCCAGTGTTTACAACCTGGCAAGCCTCTTTGAGCACCCAGTCAACAGCGTCTTTCCATGCTCCGGTTTCGACTGGCGGATTTTCACGCTTAACCTGTTCATAGAAGCGCACTGCTTTAACCAGTCCTTCCGGTACTACTGGCGATGGCTGTTTAGCTTCTAAATCAGCAATTCTGTCAACCACGGCATCGACAGCATCTGAAAAGCCGAACCAGTTGCTCCACTCCGGCCTGTTACCGGTTGCTGCAAAGTACATATCATCTAAAGCAGACTCAGCATGGTCACGCTCGTTAATGAGTTGCTCTTCGCTTTTCTCCAGTTCTGCAATACGCTTGTTTTGGGATTCCCGTTCATCCAGCAGCGCCTGCACTACTTCAGGGTTGAAAGCTGCGATATAACGAGCGTTGTTCTCTGCATTTTTCTGTCCATCAAAGCCGGTCCATTTGATAACGTCTTCACATCGTTTATCACCGGGCGTATGCACCGCATACGTACCAGTACCCGGCGAAATAAATGCGACCCATTCGCTTTGTGTTGCCTGTTTTGCTATCTCACACAGTGCCTGATAGTCAATCTCGCTCACTGGTTGCCTCCTTTACGGATCTGCGCAGCGATGCACGAAAAAAAAGACTCTCGCGTATGACTGTTAAGAGCTGGCGCGAACGCCGCGTTAAGAACGGCAGCATCACAGCCGTCATCGATATAGAGCGCAATTTTTTTCTCCAGGCGTGCTTTGGCTTCCTGCAACTGCATACCCCGGCACGCACGCGGGATATACTCAGCAATTTGAGCGATAGATTTTTCGTTCTGTTTAAACATGCTTCACCTCGATAGGCTTGATGGTGTCGATCAGTAGTCGGCGGCGCGTATTTTCTGCAAAGTGGCGGCGTCCGGTTTCTTTGTGGTAAAACTCGTTTTTGCCGACGACCCACATCCGCTCTGTCTGGTGAAGTTTTTTTACCTGCGGGCCGTCTTTGGTGATCACAATGCCGGTATGGGTTTTTACGATTGTCATGCCACCACCTCTTCGAATTTCAATTCCAATTGATCACCCCAGATTTCACATGACTCTGAACACGAGCCGGTATCGAATCGCCTGGCTTGCACCATCGCCTGATACAAATTTCTGTAGTCGCTGTCGGCATACATTCTGGCAATCCCGTCAAGGCTCAGATGACCACGGTACATAACGTCTTTATTTGTCTTTCGGTGACCATCCCGGACGTGTTTGCCTGTAACCAGCTCATTAAAAACTCGCATCAGACCAGGTTCGTCTTTACATGCAAGCCCCAGCTTTTGCGTGGACTTTTTGATGCAGAAAACACAGTTCCCGAGGTGCTCCGGGATTTGCAAATCAAAAGGTTGTTTATGCCACCACCGGATAACATCCGACTTATCAAAATCAGATAGCTCGGCAAGATACCGGACGCCCGATTTCGGTTTCAGCCTACGAGGTTCGTCTGCACGAATACCCAGCCATGTGATGTAATTCCCTCGTCCGAAATGGTCATCGCAGTATTTTGTGAAGGGGGTGAGTTTTAATCTGTCAGTGCAGAACGCGCCGCCGATGTATGGCGTGCCATATTTTTTTACCATGTCCATAAACGGTTTAAGCACCGGCATTCGTGTCTGAATATCCTTTGGTTCCCATTCCGTATAACCATTTGGCTGCCCAAGCTCTGGATTTATATCGACCTGCAACACAGTTAGCGGTATGCCCCAGAACTTCACAACCTCCCGAATAAAGCGGTATGTCAGCGGATGTTCGCAACCGGTATCCATAAAGATGTAGCAGACGTTATTGCCAGCCTTTCTTTGTTCTTCCATCAGGTGAACAAGATATGCAGATGTTCTCCCGCCAGAAAAACTAACTACATGAGTTATGCACATTTGCGTAATTCCGATAACTCGTTGAAGCGTTCCATAAATATCCCGTAGGCATGGCCCGGTGCCAGTGGAATCACGTTGAACATCTCTGTTGCCGGGATGCCTTCCAGTACAGGCCAGAAAGAGCCATCATCAAGCCCGAGATCACGGCGTTCGGTTGCCAGCATGATGAGATCGGCATATTTCACGGGCGTACTCATAACCGGGGGTAACCCGTATTTCTCACGGATTACGGCGTCTATTTTTTCTTCCATCCGTTTATAGTCAGGAAGAAGGCGTTTCAGTGGCGCGGGGATGTCCTGGCAATACGCTTCTGTTGCATCATGCATTAACGCTTCAAAAGCAAATTCCTGCGGCACCAGCTGGCTGCAAAGCACCGCATGTTGGGCGACGCTGTAGAAGTGTGAAAGATGACCGGCAAAGCGACAGATATTTGAAAGGGAAACCGCGATATCGTTAATATCGATGTTGTCTTTATTTATCCTGTCATAATAAAAATGCTTCCCGGAAAAAGTTTTAATAAATGACATTTTGTTCTCCACGTTATATGCGCTGCACCGCGCTGAATTCGGGTAAAAGGAAGCCCTCACCATCCGGCGATTATTGAGTTAATTACGTTTCCATAAATGCCCCCGCAGGGGCATTTGCAGTAATGAAATCAGGCGGTGAAAGTACCAATAAAGGTTTCTACTTTGCTGTCTTTGAATTTCTCAACAAGCAGATCACGAAATTCGTTAGCCATTTCTTCCTGCACTGCTTCCAGCTGAATAATGCGCAGAACCAGTACAGGACGATCGCCAGTGATAATGCTGAGGCGTAATTTAAATGGACGTTCTTTCAGACCTTCAAACGGAACGCATTTAAATTCAAATGCCACTGGCATAATGTCTTTGGTCTTCGCTTCGACAGACTCCATCAGGGAGCGTTTTCCGCTGAAGTCATTATCTTCAAAATCAGCGGTCTGGTTTGCTTCAATCGTGATTTTACGGACAGCCGCAGCCGCTTTTGTTGCCTGAATAGCGTCACCATTAGCATCAAAGCCCACAAGATAGTCGGCCCAGTCTTCAATCCATTCTGCCAGTGACTTCTGGGAGTTACGCTCGCCGTTAACAGACAACAGAGCAGAGAACGGTGCTGTCTTTTTCAGTTTGAGTGTGGCGGTGTTATCTGCGTGACCTGGTTCATCAATAGTACCCAGGTTAAGCACACTGACGGCACGCATATTATCAGCATCGATAAAGCAGCGGGTGCCTTCATCTGCAAGATCTTTAGAATAACGGGTAAAGTCATCGATGCTGGCAGTGGAAAGCGCACCACGGAAACGGAAGCGATTTAAATTAAATTTTTCCAGATCATGAATGCGGAAATTCTCAGGCAATGCCACAGCATCGGCACCAATCTTACTGATAATTTCATTAACACCCTGAGCAGAAATAAGGGCATGGATTTGATTAATTGCGGTTGCGTCTAAGTTCTGAGACATAATAAATCCTCACTATATAAAGATATTCAGTGATGAGATAAATAATCAGTTAATTAAAAACGATATTAACGACCTGCTGCGCGGAGTTTTCCGTCAGGTTCACCGGCAAGAGTCAGTAACTGTCCCTGGTCTTCCTGCAGAATAGTCAGGCGACCACCGCGATTGACATACATCGGCGTTTCGGTGGTGTCTTCTTCGGAAATTTTCCCGCGGTTAGTCGGGCGAACATATGAGAGTTTGTGTTTGATTTTCACACGGTTCTCATCAAATGGTTCGATTTCCAGGTTGAGTGAGACCTTCCCTTTGGTTTTCGTGTTCATCACACCGGAAGCGACTTCACTGAGAACTGCGCCGATTTTGGTTTCAAATACGCCGCCGTCCAGCTCCCCGATAAATGCCTGCACATCAGTACTGCGTTCGCTAACCATTTTGCTGCTCCTCATCATATCGACCCTGCAAGGTCGGTTGGTTTCTCCACAAAACAGAGAAGAACACCTGCGGTGGCTGCCGCCCGGATGGATTGGGTTATGAGCCCGTCGTCCGGTGATGCTCTTCTCTGTTTTGTAAAAAGGACGGTACCAGCCGGAAGCAATGGTACAAGCTGGTACCGCCAGGACTACACACAGCATAAAGTTGTGGTGCCGGGTGCCTCCCGGTGCCTGGCGAAGGTTGCACACCAGGCGGGTGGGTATCCACAGAAGGTCGACTGTCAGCCTCAACCTTAACCCGCGTGCGCTGAGCCGCATTCACCACAACGCTAAGGATTCTCTCTGGTTGAAAATACTTAGCTGTTATGTGCCTGTCTTTTCACCACTTCAGGCTCGGTGGTATCCTTTTAAGTCCGTATACATAAAAGGAAAATCAAATGACTTTTGATGAAAAAGAACTTGATAATGCAATTAATAAAATCATCGTAACGTCGCTCTTTTCCTGTCTCAGCGACACTCAGCAGAAACAGTTCTACGAATCGGCTTTCAACATGATCGAGCGTTGTTGTTTCTGCGATGCCGACGAGCTACCTGAAAAAATCAGGAAACAGTTGGCTGATGCTCTTCGAGTGCGACTTTCTGACCAATTTTCTGAAATGTACTCTCCGAATTTGGACAAATAGAAAAAGGCCATTTCCATTCAGGGTCTGATGGAAATACTTCAGCCTGTTCCAAAGCACGGCGTAAAGAGAATACAACTCCAGCCATAATCTGATGTTTCCCATTGGTCCAGCTATCGCCGCTCTGATCTACAGGAGCGGCTATGTCGTATGACCAAACGACTTCACCACTATTGTTTAAAATCTGGACTTTCATTTTGTTCTTTAACCTCCAGATACGGGCGTTTAATTGCCCCGCCGAACAGCTCTTTTCCGCAATAGCTGCAATGTCTTTCGCGCATCAGCCTGCGCATTCACCACAACTCTAAAAACAAATGTAGGATATCCAACATGTGAGTGTCAAGAGTTTATGTTGGTTATCCTACATAAAAAGATAGGCTCATAAAAAAACCGGGGATACCCCGGTTTTGCGATAGTGAGGAAGATGTGTCAAAAATCCATTATTACTTGTTTGACAAGACCAACTATTCTGCAGTTCTCACCGCATTCAATAGTTTTATAGTTAGGATTTAGTGGGACGAGATACCTGTTCGGCCAGTCCTCAACAAATTTTTTGAGTGTCGCTTCTTGCCCACCATTGATATGGGCAACAACGATTTTTCCGTTAATACACTCTGTATCAATAATATCTGGCTCTACGATAACGATAGAACCTTCTGGTATCGATGGTGAGCCGAGGGGATTGGTCATTGAATCACCACGGACCCGTAGTGCAAATGCCATTTCTGATACAAGGGCGGTAGTATAAACCCACTCTTCAGCATCTTCTTTCCTGACACCAGGCTCCGTCATTGTCCATGAACCCGCCTGAACCCACGAGATGAGGGGGACTTTTTTAACTGCGAATATTTCAGGTTTTAGATTTATCTTTGGTTCAGGCGAGCCTTTTCCGCTAACAAGCCACAGAGGATCGCATTTAAGTGCGTTGGCTAGGGCTTGAAGGTTGGCTCCATTTGGTTGGTAGTCGTCCTTTTCCCATCCAGTAACCGTGACACGGTTCACACCAGTCAAATCAGCCAGTGCTTGTTGTGTCAGGTTCAGTTCTTTTCGCCTTTGGCGAATACGATCACTCATGTTCATCATGTAGGCAATCCTACCACATGTCCATGTAGGATTCTTGACATTGGCATGTTGGATATCCTACATTTCTGCTTAACGTAATTTAACGGGAGACAGAAATGCGGAAATCCGACGTGATTAATTATTTCGGCGGAGTTTGTAAAACCGCCGAAGCCCTAGGTATTAAGCATCCGTCTGTTTCAGAGTGGCCTGAGATTATTCCTGAAGGCCGAGCGTACCAGTTAGAAAAAATTACTAACGGGAAACTGAAAGTTGACGTGTCTTTATATCAAAAGACTAACAGTGCTGCGGCATAAAAACACCACAGAAATGAGGAATTAACCGTGGGTAAAGAACCTGAATGGAAAGTTGATAAACAACCAGCATGGCTGGTGGCAGCAATACGAAGAACGATTGCTGATTTACCTCATGGCTATGAGGAAGCAGCAGAAATTCTTGGTTTGTATAAATCTGATGATATCACCCCAGCAAAAGATCAATTGCATAACAGACTGCGTAGCGGTGGGGATCAAATTTTTCCACTTGAGTGGGCCATGGTTTTACAGGATGCCAGTGGTACCAGGCATGTAACAGATGCAATAGCCCGTCGTAGTAATGGGGTGTTTGTGCCGCTGGTGGTCATTGATGACATTGACAATGGTGACATTAATCAGCGGCTGATGGAGTCAATAGAATGGATTGGCAAGCATTCCCAGTACTTACGCAAGGCAACTGCTGATGGAGTTATTGACCAGGCTGAGCGTGAGCAAATCGAAGAGAACAGCTACCAAGTAATGGCGAAGTGGCAGGAGCATTTAACACTGTTATTTCGTGTTTTTTGTGCACCGGAAAAGAGTAACGCCCGCGAGTGTGCAGCTCCGGGCGTCGTGGCGTCGATTGCTTCTGGTTGTGGAGAAACTAACGCATGAACAGTTTAACAACACACTACCGTCGCTCGCAACTGATTGCGCTTCCTGTACCGGGTGGAAAAGCGAAGGTGGAGTATTGCTATGCAGTGAATGTACCAGGTGACAGGGAAATTGTAACCCACAGCTTTGCAGAGTGGGCTGTGGGTGATTTCAACCGGCAGAAGGAGACAGTCCTTTGCGACAAGTTAACCGCTGGTTCAAAGATCACTACGGAGTGCCCGTCAGAGTCATTCGTTGGGAGCCGGAAACACAACGGGTTATCTACCTCCGTGAAGGCTATGAACATGAATGCTTCAGTCCGCTCGAACAGTTTCGTCGTAAATTCAGGGAAATAGAGGTCGGTCATGAGCCTGTTAATGACATCCCAGCCCATTGTGATAAATCGTGATCTTGCATGCCGTATTGGTCTGAATGAGGCAATTGTGTTGCAGCAGCTTCATTACTGGCTGAATGAAACGAATTCAGGCACTGAGCATGGCGGAATTCGCTGGGTTTATAACACGACAGAACAGTGGCTGGAGCAGTTTCCGTTCTGGTCAGAGTCCACTCTGAAACGCACATTTGCAAGCCTGAAATCACTTGGGGTTTTGCGTCGCGAGCAACTCAATAAATCGAAGCGTGACATGACCAACTTCTACACGATCAACTATGAAAGTGAGCTTTTAGAAGAGGTCAAAGTGAACGAATCCATCAGGTCAAAATGCACTTCTCCATCGTGTCAAAGTGACCTGATGGATGGGCGCAAAATGACACGATCCATTGGTTCAAAACGACACGCTGTCATCGGGTCAAAATGGCCCAATGATCTTACAGAGAATACAACAGAGATTACTACAGAGAATAAAACCTCTTCTCGTCCGGACGCTTCGCAACCGGACACGCAAACGGCTGAACAGGAGTTTTTAACTCGCCATCCTGATGCGGTTGTATTCAGCCCTAAAAAGCGCCAGTGGGGGACGCAGGATGATTTGACCTGCGCACAGTGGCTCTGGAAAAAAATCATCGCCCTGTACGAGCAGGCTGCCGAATGTGACGGCGAGGTGGTTCGTCCCAAAGAACCGAACTGGACAGCATGGGCAAACGAAATTCGCCTGATGTGTGTGCAGGATGGTCGTACTCACAAACAAATCTGCGAGATGTACAGCCGCGTCAGCCGCGATCCGTTCTGGTGCCGTAACGTGCTCAGCCCGTCGAAGTTGCGGGAAAAATGGGATGAGCTTTCCCTGCGCTTATCGCCGTCCGTCAGCACGCACACAGAAAAACGTGAAGACCCGTACTTCAAAGCCAGTTACGACAACGTGGACTACAGCCAGATCCCGGCAGGATTCAGGGGGTGATCATGAGTCTGTTAAATGACGTTCAGAAATTCATTGAAGCCCATCCGGGCTGTACTTCCGGAGACATTGCGGATGCTTTTTACGTGGGGGCTTAATGAGTAATAAATATTGCCAGGCGCTGGTAGAACTGCGGAACAAACCAGCCCATGAACTGAAGGAAGTGGGCGATCAGTGGCGCACGCCGGACAACATTTTCTGGGGAATTAACACCTTGTTTGGTCCGTTTGTTCTGGATCTGTTCACTGACGGTGATAACGCCAAATGTGCCGCGTATTACACGGCGGAAGACAACGCGCTGGCGCATGACTGGTCAGAACGTCTTGCGGAGCTTAAAGGTGCTGCCTTTGGTAATCCCCCATACAGCCGCGCCAGTCAGCATGAGGGGCAATACATCACCGGCATGCGTTACATCATGAAACATGCCAGTGCCATGCGTGATAAGGGCGGGCGCTATGTTTTCCTGATCAAAGCTGCCACCAGCGAAGTGTGGTGGCCGGAAGATGCGGACCATATTGCTTTTATTCGCGGGCGTATTGGTTTTGAACTGCCTGCCTGGTTTATCCCGAAGGATGAGAAGCAGGTGCCGACAGGCGCTTTCTTCGCTGGTGCTATTGCTGTTTTCGACAAGACCTGGAAGGGACCGGCAATCAGCTACATCGGGCGCGATGAACTTGAGGCATGTGGTGAGGCGTTTCTGGCGCAGGTTCGCCAGCAGGCAGAAAAACTTGTCAGGGAGATGGCGGCATGACGACGTTAACTCAATGCCAGCAGCAGGTGCTGGATATGCTGATTTCTTACCAGCAAGAGCGTGGCTTTCCGCCAACCAATCAGGAGGTGGCAACCATGCTGGGATACCGTTCAGTGAATGCAGCGGTGGAGCATCTTCGCGCACTGGAGAAAAAAGGCGTCATCACGATAAAGCGTGGCGTGGCCCGGGGGATAACGCTTCATACCGCGGTGAAGGACGACGACAGCGAGGCGGTCGGGATTATCCGCGCACTGCTTGCCGGTGAGGAAAACGCCAGGCTACGTGCAGCCCACTGGTTACATGAGAGGGGCCTGAAAGTATGAAGCTGATCTTGCCTTTCCCGCCCAGCGTGAACACGTACTGGCGACACCCCAACAAAGGGGCGTTTGCTGGTAAGAGTCTGATAAGCGCAGCGGGGCGCAAATTCCAGAGCGCGGCGTGCGCAGCAATAGTTGAGCAGTTACGTCGCCTGCCGAAACCGACGTCGGCACCTGCTTCAGTGGAGATCGTGTTGTTTCCTCCGGATAACCGGATCCGCGATCTGGACAACTATAACAAGGCGCTGTTTGACGCCCTGACCCACGCGGGTGTGTGGGAAGACGACAGACAGGTGAAAAGAATGCTGGTGGAGTGGGGACCAGTTATCCCGAAAGGGAAGGTCGAGATCACTATCAGTAAGTACAAGAAAACGGCGGGTGCAGCCGCCTGATTAAGAGGAGAAACGAAGTATGAATAATCTGATGGTCATTGATGGTATTGAAGTTCGTCGTGATGCTTATGGTCGTTACAGCCTGAACGATCTGCATAGGGCAGCCGGGGGAGAACAAAAAAACCGCCCGAAATACTGGCTCTCCAATAAGCAAACCTGTGAATTGATTGAACAACTTTTCACCGAGGGTGGAATTCCGCCTCTGGAACAAAATCAACCAGTTAGCGTCATTAATGGCGGAAATAACCAGGGGACGTATGTCTGCAAAGAACTGGTGTATGCCTATGCAATGTGGATCAGCCCGTCATTCCATCTGAAGGTGATCCGTACTTTCGACATGGTAACCAGCGCACCGGAAAAATTATCCGGACAGGCTGCTGACAAGATGCAGGCTGGAGTGATTCTGCTGGACTTTATGCGCCGGGAGTTAAACCTGTCTAACTCTTCAGTGCTTGGTGCCTGTCAGAAACTCCAGGAGGCTGTTGGCTTACCGAATCTGGCACCGCGCTATGCCATTGATGCTCCTGCTGACGCGCCTGATGGCTCAAGCCGCCCCACGCTATCATTGAGTGCACTGCTGAAGCAGTATGGTATCCGCCTGACAGCTAATCAGGCATATCACCAGATGGCGAAGCTGGGGATCGTTGAACAACGTGAACGATACAGCCGCACTGCGATTAACAACATCAAAAAATTCTGGTCGCTGACAGCGAAAGGCTGCATGTTCGGCAAGAACATCACCAGTCCCGCAAATCCGCGCGAGACGCAGCCGCATTTCTTCGAATCCCGATTCCCTGAGCTGTTAAAGCTGCTCGATACCGTTCATTGAGGTGACCGTGAGAGCACTACTGACTCCTGAAATTGCCCCGCGTATGGGGATCGTATTGTTCAGGCCAGGTTCAGAGCTGATGCCCCTGTTTATGCAGGGGCGTGTCCTGTTGGAGCCTGAGCCGGAACGTTATTCATCTTTTGCCAGTGGTGCCGTTCCGGCGGTATCACAACCGCTGGCGGATGATCCTGCCGTTCGGGGCGTGTTCCGCAATGAGGCAGTGATCCGTCGTGCTGGTGGCGTGGAATGTCTTGAAAGCTGGTTACTTCGTGAAAAGGGCTGTCAGTGGCCTCATTCCGACTGGCACAGCGAGAACATGACCACAATGCGGCACGCGCCGGGCGCAATCCGTCTGTGCTGGCACTGCGATAACCAGTTGCGCGATCAGTTCACGGAACGGCTGGAATCAATGGCAACGGATAACTGTGCCCGCTGGGTATTGTCTGTTGTGCGTCGGGATCTCGGTTTTGATGATAGTCACGTTGTGACAATGCCGGAACTGTGCTGGTGGCTGGTTCGTAATGACCTGGCGGATGCCTTACCGGAAAGTGCAGCCCGTAAGGCACTGAGATTACCGAAGCCTGTTGTGCCGTCTGCCACCCGGGAAAGTGACCTTGTGCCTTCGGTTCCTGCCACCAGCATCATCCAGGATAAGGCGAAAAAGGTGCTGGCGCTGAAAGTGGATCCGGAGTCGCCAGAGTCTTTTATGTTACGCCCAAAACGTCGCCGCTGGGTTAATGAAAAGTACACGCGCTGGGTTAAGACACAGCCGTGTGCATGTTGTGGAAAGCCCGCTGATGATCCCCACCACCTGATAGGCCACGGTCAGGGGGGAATGGGTACAAAAGCGCATGACCTCTTTGTGTTGCCTTTGTGCAGAAAGCATCACGACGAGCTGCATGCGGATACCGTGGCATTTGAAGAGAAGTATGGCTCCCAGTTGGAGCTGATATTTCGTTTTATCGATCGTGCGCTGGCAATAGGCGTACTGGCGTAAGTGGAGAACGAGCATGAACCTTGAAGCCTTACCAAAATATTACTCCCCAAAATCTCCCAAATTGAGCGATGAGGCACCGGCGACAGGCTCGAGTGGTTTAACGATTACGGATGTGATGGCTGCGCAGGGGATGGTGCAGTCGAAAGCACCGCTTGGGTTTGCCTTATTTCTGGCAAAAGTTGGTGTTCAGGATCCTCAGTTTGCGATTGAAGGTCTGCTCAATTACGCGATGGCACTGGATAACCCGACATTGAACAAATTGAGTGAAGAAACCCGGTTACAGATCATCCATTACCTTGTGAATTTTGCCTTTGCTGATTATTCCAGGTCTGCGGCAAGTAAGGCTCGCTGTGAGCATTGTGCTGGTACTGGATTTCATAATGTATTGCGCGAAGTGGTGAAACACTCCAGAAGCGGGGAATCTGTTATCAAGGAAGAGTGGGTGAAGGAACTATGTCAGCATTGCCATGGTAAGGGAGAAGTCAGCACAGCGTGCAGAGGGTGTAAGGGTAAAGGTATTGTCCTGGATGAAAAAAGAACCCGGCTTCATGGTGTGCCTGTTTATAAGATTTGTGGGCGTTGCAATGGCAACCGGTTTAGCCGTTTACCAACCACACTGGCGCGGCATCATGTCCAGAAGCTGGTACCGGATCTGACGGATTATCAGTGGTACAAAGGATATGCAGATGTCATTGATAAACTGGTGACAAAGTGCTGGCAGGAAGAAGCATATGCTGAGGCGCAATTAAGAAAAGTGACGAGATAAATGATTTTCGCCGAAGATGGCGACATGATTCTTGCATTTTTCAAAAAATCTGGTTAGGATTTTCCTAACGATGGGCTTTGTATGTCTGCCGTTAACGAAATCATAACAAACCTCGCTTCGGCGGGGTTTTTGCTTTTCTGGAGGTCAATAATGCAGGGCGAAAAGCAGCAGCCATATTTTTTTAACCCTGGTATGACTGTTGAACAGCTTGAAGACTGGCTGGAGCAGCAAAAGCTTCATCTAAGCCGCTATAACCGTCTGGTAAAAGAAAAAGCAGAGCTTGAAGAACGGCTCAGTGATATTTCTGTGGAAATTGAACGAATGTCTGCTGGTGGTTTTAACGGAAAGTTGAGTTTCCCTTGGGAGTCAAGTTCGCTTCTGAGAAATCATCAACAGGGTAGTGTTTGACTGAAATAATAAACAGAATGTCATTAAGATCCCTTCCCCTCATATCTGAGAGGACCAACAGCAATTAAGAGGGGGCTAAATGTCCGATCCGATTTCCGGTACTGGGCTGGCTGGTGGTGCCCTGACGGGGGCCAGTGTTTATGGACTGCTGACCGGAACTGATTACGGCGTTGTATTTGGCGCATTTGCAGGGGCTGTATTCTACATAGCAACAGCAGCAGATCTGAGTGCATCGCGCCGACTGGCATATTTTATCGTGTCATATATTGCCGGGATTCTTTGCTCTGGGTTGGTTGGCTCCAAGCTGGCGAACTTGACCGGATACAGTGATAAACCTCTGGATGCTATTGGTGCCGTAATCGTCTCTGCTTTAGCCGTTAAAATCCTGACGTTCCTGAATAATCAGGATATCGGCTCGCTGGTGGCGCTCATAACGCGCCGGGGAGGTTCAGGTGGAGCTAAATGACCCGACAGCAACTATAAATGCGCTGTTATGTGCTTGTGTTGTTATTACTCTGATGTTTTATCGTCGTGGTGATTCGCGGCATCGTCCTTGGGTTTCACGTTTAGCCTGGCTGATTACTGTTACATACAGTGCTGTTCCGTTGGCCTATCTCTGTGGGATTTATCCCCATTCCTCATGGCCCATTATCGTGGCGAACACTATTTTTCTTTCCGTGCTGGTGGCCGTAAGAGGCAACGTTGCACGTCTGGTTGATCATCTGAGGCACTAATGAACCAACAATTATTTCAAAAGGCGGCTGGTATTAGCGCCGGGCTGGCTGCGCGCTGGTTTCCGCACATTGATGCGGCGATGAAGGAATTCGGCATTACAGCACCAGCGGATCAGGCAATGTTTATTGCTCAGGTAGGCCATGAGTCGATGGGGTTTAGCGCCGTAGTTGAAAATTTTAACTACACACCATCTGCGCTTGTGGCGACGTTCGGAAAGAGGATCACACAGCAGCAGGCTGATGCCCTTGGCAGAACATCCGGACATGCAGCTCGTCAGGATGCTATTGCCAATCTTGTGTATAGCAACCGGCTGGGTAACAAAGCACCCGGTGATGGCTGGAAATATCGCGGTAGAGGATTAATTCAAATCACTGGCCTCCATAATTATCGCATCTGTGGCGCGGCGCTGAAGTTAGATCTGGTGACTTCACCTGAACAACTGGAGCAGGATCTACAGGCCGCGCGCTCAGCTGCATGGTTCTACACATCTAAAGGCTGCATGGTCTACGGTGCCGATATTAATCGTGTTACGCGCATCATTAACGGCGGTCTGAACGGTATTGAGGATCGTAAGATTCGATACAACAAGGCGCGGGCGGCGCTGCTGGTATGAAGACGAGTTATTGGGCGCTCATTTTAACGTTTATTGCTTGTATTGCTGGTGGTCTTGTCTGGTCAGCTAATCATTACCACAATAAAGCCATTGAATACAAAAAACAGCGCGATGAAAACGCTATGGCATTAGATTCGGCTATGGCGACGATCTCTGATATGCAGAAGCGTCAACGTGACGTAGCAGAACTCGATGCCAGATATACAAAGGAGCTTGCTGATGCTAACGCCACTATCGAAAGTCTCCGTGCTGATGTTTCTGCTGGTCGTAAGCGCCTGCAAGTCTCCGCCACCTGTGCAAAGTCAACGACCGGAGCCAGCAGCATGGGCGATGGAGAAAGCCCAAGACTTACAGCAGATGCTGAACTCAATTATTACCGTCTCCGAAGTGGAATAGACAGGATAACCGCGCAGGTTAACTACCTGCAGGAGTACATCAGGGCTCAGTGCCTGAAATAATTTTTTTGCAAATCACAAAGTCCATTTAATGAGCCTCGCGATGCGGGGCTTTTTTATGTCCGCAGTAAACGCGCTTCACACGCGCGACTTATGAACACAGAACCTTTCAGGATGACCCTTGAGGATGCCGGTTTGGTGATCGGTACCTTTCTGTGGGCCGGAATCCTGTGTGACAAGGTTCATCACTAAAAGGTAATTACTGATGAAGTACCCAACAGTTATTGTCAATGGTGTGTCCGTTCGTGTTGATGAGGATGGACGCTACAACTTAAACGATCTCCATGCAGCAGCAGTTGCAAATGGAGAGGCTACAGAGCAACAGCGCCCAAGCCAGTTTTTGCGTAGCGCGCAGATAAAACGCTTCATAAAAGCACTGGAGGCCAAAGTGCAAAAAAGCACTTTGGAACAAATTCAGCCACTTAAAATAATCAAAGGTGGTGCAGAACCAGGTGTGTGGGGTGTTGAACTTCTGGCAATCAGATATGCAGCATGGATTAAGCCGGAATTTGAAATCGAAGTTTATGAAGTTTTCAAAACGGTTGTCCGTCTCGGCGTTGGCGCAATGTCCCGTCTGAATAGAATCGATCACATCATCAATACTGAAACCAAAGCGATAAGCCAGTGCGCAAGCCAAATGGCTAAGTGGGGCGTTGGTGGGCGAAAAAGATTGCTTCATGTTGCACGTGAGAGAGCGGCAAATGAAGTGCAAATGTATTTGCCCGGAATGGTGTGATTTCGCAGGTTAATCCAGTTTTTGCATTACGGCAGTACAGCGAAACAACCCAAGCCAGTAAGTGGGGAAATAACACTGGCAGCCACTGAAAGATGAACCTCCAGCCTTATGGCAAAAAAGATTCTTTGTGGTGGCGGACTGATGGAAAGACATCGGTTATTGCAGAGGCCATTCAATGAGTGGTCTCGACAATGGCTTATACCCTGCACGGGATAACTTAACTGATATCCCTTTTAACGGATAAACGGAGCCAATAATGGCAGAGAATGTCGGCATTATGGCAGTGAAATTTGGATAAATCGGAGATTAGTACATATGCCGCCACGAATCCCAAAAGCCTGCCGTGTTCGCGGTTGCCGCCATACCACCACAGATCCGTCAGGCTATTGTGAAAGCCACAAAAGCGAAGGCTGGAAGCAATACAAACCTGGACAATCCCGTCATCAGCGCGGCTACGGTTCGAAGTGGGACAGTATCCGCGTGCGCATATTGAAGCGTGACAAAGGCCTGTGTCAGTTATGTCTGCGTGCTGGTGTGGTGCGTGAGGCGAAAACCGTTGACCACATCATTCCTAAAGCGCATGGCGGCACTGATGCCGACAGTAATCTGCAGAGTCTGTGCTGGCCCTGCCATAAGGCGAAGACGGCCCGTGAACGGTTAAAGTGATAATAATTCTCAACTGTCTGAGGGGAGGGGCGGGTCAAATCCCTGTGACCTGACGTCTTCCGGACTGCCCGCCCCATCGTTTTTTTATACCCGCGAAAAATGAAATTTAACCAGGAGTGCCGCATATGGCTGGAACGGCGGGGCGTTCCGGGCGTCGCCCCAAGCCAACGGCGCGCAAGGCGCTGGCCGGAAACCCCGGCAAGCGAGCCCTGAACAAAGATGAACCTGTTTTTACGCCCATCAAAGGTGTTGAGCCACCAGAGTGGTTCGCTGAAGAAGATCTCCCTCTCGCCACGATCATGTGGCAACTGACAACCAAAGAACTCTGCGGTCAGGGCCTGTTGTGCGTGACTGACCTCGCGGTGCTTGAGCGGTGGTGCGTGGCCTATGAGTTCTGGCGACGTGCCGTGAAAAATATTGCCATACAGGGCAACACCATCACCGGTGCAATGGGCGGCAGGGTCAAAAATCCGGAGCTGACCGCCAAAAAAGAACAGGAGTCCGAGATGAGCAGCACGGGGGCAATGCTCGGACTCGACCCCAGCAGCCGCCAGCGTCTGATTGGCCTGGCGGGGCAGAAGAAAGCCACTAACCCGTTTCTGAAAATCATCGAGTCATGAGCCGGAAATCTTACCCCAACGTAAATGCTGCCAATCAGTATGCCCGTGATGTTGTGCGCGGAAAGATTGTGGCCTGCCAGTTTGTGATTCAGGCCTGCCAGCGCCATCTTGATGACCTGATGGCGGAAAAAAGTAAGTCGTTTCGTTACCGCTTCGACAAGGACCTGGCTGAACGGGCCGCCAAATTTATTCAGCTGTTGCCGCACACCAAGGGTGAGTGGGCATTCAAGAGGATGCCCATCACGCTGGAGCCGTGGCAGCTATTTGTGGTCTGCTGTGCGTTTGGCTGGGTCAATAAAGGGTCCCGGCTGCGCCGCTTCCGGGAGGTGTATACCGAAATCCCCCGTAAGAACGGCAAATCTGCAATCTCTGCCGGTGTTGCCCTGTATTGTTTTGCCTGTGATAACGAGTTTGGCGCGGAAGTGTATTCCGGTGCCACGACAGAGAAACAGGCGTGGGAAGTCTTTCGCCCGGCGCGACTGATGTGTAAACGCACACCCATGCTGACGGAAGCGTTCGGGATTGAGGTTAACGCCTCAAACATGAATCGTCCGGAGGATGGCGCGCGGTTTGAACCGCTGATCGGTAACCCCGGTGATGGTTCATCACCCCACTGTGCGGTGGTGGATGAATATCACGAGCACGCCACCGATGCGCTTTACACCACGATGCTTACCGGGATGGGGGCGCGACGTCAGCCACTGATGTGGGCCATTACTACTGCCGGGTACAACATTGAGGGGCCGTGCTACGACAAGCGAAGGGAAGTTATCGAGATGCTCAACGGGTCGGTACCCAACGATGAACTGTTCGGGATCATCTATACCGTTGACGAAGGCGATGACTGGACCGACCCGCAGGTGCTGGAAAAAGCTAACCCGAATATTGGCGTGTCGGTTTATCGCGAATTTTTGTTAAGTCAGCAGCAGCGTGCGAAAAATAACGCCCGTCTGGCAAACGTCTTTAAAACAAAACACCTCAATATCTGGGTGTCGGCGCGTTCGGCTTATTTCAACCTGGTGAGCTGGCAGAGCTGCGAGGATAAATCACTGACCCTTGAGCAGTTCGAGGGGCAGCCGTGCATTCTGGCCTTTGACCTGGCGCGTAAGCTGGATATGAACAGCATGGCGCGACTTTATACCCGCGAGATTGACGGTAAAACGCATTACTACAGTGTGGCCCCGCGTTTCTGGGTACCGTATGACACGGTGTACAGCGTCGAGAAAAATGAAGATCGCCGGACAGCCGAACGCTTTCAGAAATGGGTGGAAATGGGCGTCCTGACCGTTACCGATGGTGCGGAGGTGGATTATCGCTACATCCTCGAGGAGGCCAAAGCGGCGAACAAAATCAGCCCGGTCAGTGAGTCACCCATCGACCCCTTCGGGGCGACCGGGTTGTCACATGACCTTGCTGATGAAGACCTGAACCCCATCACTATCATTCAGAACTACACCAACATGTCCGACCCGATGAAAGAGCTGGAAGCGGCAATTGAATCGGGGCGCTTTCATCATGATGGCAATCCCATCATGACCTGGTGTATCGGTAACGTGGTCGGCAAAACCATTCCGGGTAACGATGATGTGGTGAAGCCCGTCAAAGAGCAGGCGGAAAACAAAATCGATGGTGCAGTTGCGCTGATTATGGCGGTTGGCAGAGCCATGCTGTACGAGAAAGAAGACACGCTGTCTGACCACATTGAGTCCTATGGGATCCGCTCGCTTTAACTGAGGTAATTATGATCATGCTGATTCTCGCGCCTCTGGTGGGCGTGCTGGGGGCGCTTTTGCTGGCGTATGGTGCCTGGCTGATTTATCCCCCGGCGGGGTTTGTTGTTGCCGGGGCGTTGTGCCTGTTCTGGTCGTGGCTGGTGGCGCGATATCTCGACCGTACACAGTCGTCTGTCGGCGGAGGTAAATAGTGTTCTTTTCGGGATTATTTCAACGAAAAAGTGACGCACCGGTGACCACGCCAGCAGAGCTGGCGGATGCTATCGGGTTGTCCTACGACACCTATACCGGAAAGCAGATCAGCAGCCAGCGGGCCATGCGACTGACGGCGGTTTTTTCCTGTGTCAGGGTGCTGGCGGAGTCGGTCGGGATGTTGCCCTGCAACCTGTATCACCTGAACGGCAGCCTGAAGCAGAGAGCCACTGGTGAACGTCTGCATAAGCTGATCTCCACGCATCCCAATGGCTATATGACGCCGCAGGAGTTCTGGGAGCTGGTGGTCACCTGTCTGTGCCTGCGGGGAAACTTTTACGCCTACAAAGTGAAAGCATTTGGCGAAGTGGCTGAACTGCTGCCCGTCGATCCCGGCTGCGTGGTACCGAAGCTTAACAGTAGCTGGGAGCCGGTCTATCAGGTCACATTCCCGGATGGCTCCACGGATGTACTGAGCCAGGAGGATATCTGGCATGTGCGCACGCTGACGCTGGACGGACTGGTGGGGCTGAATCCCATCGCCTATGCCCGCGAGGCAATATCGCTGGCGGCAGCGACCGAAGAGCACGGGGCCAGACTGTTCAGCAATGGCGCGGTGACGTCGGGTGTGTTGCGTACAGAGCAGACGCTGTCAGATCAGGCTTATGAGCGCCTGAAGAAAGATTTTGAGGAGCGTCACACCGGGCTTGGCAATGCTCACCGCCCGATGATCCTTGAGATGGGGCTGGACTGGAAGTCGATGGCGCTGAACGCCGAGGACAGCCAGTTCCTGGAAACCCGCAAGTTTCAGCTTGAAGAAATCTGTCGTCTGTTCCGGGTGCCATTGCACATGGTGCAGAACACCGATCGCGCCACCTTCAACAATATCGAAGAGCTGGGGCTGGGATTTATCAACTATTCACTGGTGCCGTATCTGACCCGCATTGAGCAGCGGATCAACACCGGACTGGTACGAAAAAGTAAGCAGGGCGTTTATTACGCCAAATTTAACGCCGGGGCGTTACTGCGCGGGGATATGAAGTCCCGTTTTGAAGCCTACGCCACCGGTATCAACTGGGGAATTTACTCTCCCAATGACTGCCGCGACCTGGAAGATATGAATCCGCGTCCCGGTGGGGATGTCTATCTCACACCGATGAATATGACCACGAAACCCTCCGATGGCAGTAAAGCCGGTAAGCAGAAGGATAACGCCAATGCAGACGAAACAACGTCTTGATGTACCGCTGAGTCTGAAATCTGTCAGTGACTCCGGTGAGTTTGAAGGGTATGGCTCCGTCTTTGGTGTAAAGGACAGCCACGATGATGTGGTGATGTCCGGGGCATTTGCTGCTTCCCTGCGGGCGTGGAGTGACAGAAAAGCGTTACCTGCGCTGCTCTGGCAGCACCGCATGGATGAGCCCATCGGTGTTTACACCGAAATGAAGGAAGACGATGTCGGGCTTTACGTCAGGGGGCGATTGCTCATTGATGATGATCCCCTGGCAAAACGCGCACATGCACACATGAAGGCCGGTTCGTTAACCGGCCTTTCTATTGGGTACGTCCTGAAAGACTGGGAATATGACCGGAGCAAAGAAGCCTTTCTGCTGAAAGAAATCGACCTCTGGGAAGTCAGTCTGGTGACGTTTCCGTCTAACGACGAGGCGCGGATCAGCGACGTCAAGAACGCACTGGCCCGCGGGGAAATCCCCGAACAGAAAAAAATCGAAAGAGTCCTGCGTGATGTCGGACTCTCCCGTTCCCAGGCCAAAGCATTCATGGCCGGGGGCTATGGCGCACTGTCCCTGCGCGACGCTGAGGATGTGGGCTCTGCACTGAATGCACTGAAAAATCTGAATTTCTAATCAGGAGAAATACGATGGCGGTTGATATTAAAGATGTCGAACAGGTCGCGCAGGAGCTGCAGCAGAAGTTTGACGACTTCAAAGCAAAGAACGACAAGCGCGTGGATGCGATTGAGCAGGAAAAAGGCAAGCTTGCCGGGCAGGTGGAAACCCTGAACGGAAAACTCAGCGAGCTGGAAAACCTCAAAAGCGATCTTGAAAAAGAGCTGCTTGAGCTGAAACGTCCGGCAGGTGGTGCGCAAAATAAACTGACCACCGAGCATAAAGAAGCGTTTGTGGGCTTCCTGCGTAAAGGCCGTGAAGATGGTCTGCGCGATCTGGAGCGCAAGGCATTACAGGTGGGCACCGATGAAGACGGCGGCTATGCCGTGCCGGAAGCGCTGGATCGCAACATTCTGACCTTGCTGAAAGATGAAGTGGTGATGCGTCAGGAAGCCACGGTGATCACCATTGGTGGTTCCGACTACAAAAAACTGGTGAATCTGGGCGGCACGGCTTCCGGATGGGTTGGCGAGACTGACGCGCGCTCCCAGACTGCCACCTCAAAACTGGGCCTGATTGAACCTTTCATGGGGGAAATCTACGGTAACCCGCAGGCCACCCAGAAAATGCTGGATGATGCCTTTTTCAACGTGGAAGCATGGATCAACAGCGAGCTGGCAACCGAATTTGCCGAACAGGAAGAAATTGCCTTTACCTCAGGCGATGGCACCAAGAAGCCGAAAGGGTTCCTGGCGTATGAATCCACTGATGAAACCGATAAGGTCCGGGCGTTCGGCAAACTTCAGCATATTGTATCCGGCGAAGCGACGGCGGTGACCGCAGACGCCATTATCAAACTGATTTACACGCTGCGTAAGGCACACCGCACTGGCGCGAAGTTCATGATGAACAACAACAGCCTGTTTGCCATCCGTCTGCTGAAAGACAGCGAGGGTAACTATCTGTGGCGTCCGGGGCTGGAGCTGGGGCAGCCGTCCTCTCTGGCGGGTTACGGTATCGCTGAAAACGAACAGATGCCGGATATCGCCGCTGATGCGAAAGCCATTGCATTTGGTAACTTCAAACGGGGTTACACCATCGTTGACCGTATCGGCACCCGCATTCTGCGTGACCCGTACACCAATAAACCGTTTGTCGGTTTTTATACCACCAAGCGCACCGGCGGGATGCTGGTCGATTCGCAGGCCATCAAACTGCTGAAGATTGCAGCGGCGTAATCACTCAGGGGCGCGGAACCGCGCCCCCTGTTCTGATGGGTGAAGAATCATGATCCTGAAACAAGATCTGAAATGGTCACCGGACGGTATGCGTGTTGAGGTCATTCGGGCCGGTGAGTATGACGACGGGGCACTTCCTGCCCGGGTGCAGGAGATTGCACTTCAGGCCGGGTTAGCAGAGCGCGGAATCAGTGCAAAAAGCAGTAAAGCGGCAAAAGAGAAAAAAGCCACGACCAGTAAAGAGGGCTGAGTATGCTTCTGACAATGGAAGAGATTAAAGCCCAACTCCGGCTGGATGAGGATTTCGATGCTGATGACCGCCATCTGCAACTGCTGGCCTGTGCGGCACAAAAGCGGACGGAAACGTATCTGAACCGGAAGCTCTATGCACCGGATGAAACCATTCCGGACAGCGACCCGGACGGGCTACACCTGCCGGATGATATTCGTCTGGGGATGCTGATGCTTATCAGCCATTTTTACGAAAACCGCTCGTCGGTTACGGAAGTGGAGAAACTCGACATGCCGCAGAGTTTTGGCTGGCTTGTTGGCCCGTACAGGTACTTTCCGCAATGAAAATTCGTCAGGCGCAGACCAGCGCAACCTACATTCTGCCGGACCCCGGCGAACTGAATAAACGCGTCCTGATCCGCCAGCGGGTGGATATGCCCGCGGATAACTTTGGCGTGGAGTCTCAATACCCGGTTACGTTCCGGACATGGGCGAAGGTTATCCAGACCAGTGCCACCACCTGGCAGGAAACCGCGCAGACCGGGGACGCCATCACCCATTACATCACCATTCGTTACCGCCGGGGGATCACTGCTGATTATGAGGTGGTCTGTGATGACAGTGTGTACCGGGTGAAACGTCAGCGTGATCTGAACGGGGCGCGGCGCTTTCTGCTGCTGGAGTGTACGGAGCTGGGCGAATGTAGGCAGAGTCACGGAGGCAGCAATGGCGACTCCCTTTTTTCACGTTGATGTTCAGCAGCCCGCCGAGATGCGCTTTAACCGCGCCCGTGTCCGGCGGGCGTTTGTCACGATTGGGCAGCGTCATATGCGTGATGCCCGTCGGCTGGTGATGCGCCGTGCGCGGTCGGCACCGGGTGAAAACCCCGGTTATCAGACCGGACGCCTGGCTCGTTCGATTGGTTATATGGTGCCGAGAGCCAGTAAAAAACGAGCCGGTTTTATGACACGCATTGCCCCTAACCAGCGCAACGGGAAGGGGAACCGGATGATCTCTGGTGACTTCTATCCGGCGTTTCTGTTTTTTGGTGTCCGGGGAGGAGCAAAACGTCGTCGTAGTCATCATCGTGGTGCATCCGGTGGCAGCGGCTGGCGACTGGCTCCACGTAATAACTTCATGGTGGAAACGCTTGAAAAGAACCGCAGCTGGACACGCTATTTTCTGGCGCGGGAATTACGTAAATCACTGAAGCCGGAGCGACGACGCAGATGAAACTGACGCCTGTTATTGCTGCGCTGCGTGCCCGCTGCCCGTATTTTGAAAACCGGGTGGCAGGCGCGGCACAGTTCAAAAATCTGCCGGAGGTCGGAAAGCTGAGACTCCCGGCGGCGTATGTGGTACCGGGTGATGACTCTCCGGGAGAAAACAAAAGCCAGACCGACTACTGGCAGGAGCTGAAAGAGGGCTTCTCCGTGGTTGTCATACTGAGTAACGGGCGTGATGAGCGCGGTCAGTTTGCCTCGTATGATGTGGTGGACGATGTCCGGCAGATGCTCTTTAAGGCCCTGCTGGGCTGGAACCCGGAAGCGTGCGGTAACCCGATTACCTATGACGGCGGCACGCTGCTGGATCTGAATCGTCATGAGCTGATTTATCAGTTCGATTTTTCGGTCATCAGCGAGCTGACTGAAGACGATACCCGCCAGCAGGATGATCTGAACAGTCTGGATGAACTGCAAACGCTGGCGATTGATGTTGATTATCTCGAGCCCGGTAACGGGCCTGACGGCGATATCGAACATCACACCGAAATAACCCTTCCTTCCTGAGGATCCTCATGTTTGTCAAACCTGTTAAAGGGCGGTCAGTGCCTGACCCTGCCCGCGGCGACCTTTTGCCCGCCGAAGGGCGAAATGTTGACGAGAACAACTACTGGCTGCGCCGTGAAGCCGCGGGTGATATCCGGCGCGTGAATAAAAAGGTGAACACCGATGACGATAAGCTTTAACACCATTCCGTCGAATACGCTGGTTCCGCTGTTTTATGCGGAAATGGATAACCAGGCGGCGAATACTGCACAGGACAGCGGAGCATCGCTGCTGATTGGTCATGCCAATAACGGTGCAGAGATTGTTGCCAACAGTCTGGTACTGATGCCGTCGGCAGACTATGCACGCCAGATTTGTGGTGCGGGAAGTCAGCTGGCGCGTATGGTCGAGGCTTATCGCCAGACCGACCCGTTTGGTGAACTGTATGTAATTGCCGTTCCTGAATCCACGGGCGCGGCGGCAACGGTTACGCTGACGGTGACCGGGGAGGCAACCGAAACCGGCACGGTGAATGTCTATGTGGGACGTACCCGCGTGCAGGCTCCAGTGACCAACGGCGATAACGTCACGACGATTGCCAGCAGTATCCAGGATGCCATCAATGCCGTTCCGGCCATGCCGTTTACGGCTTCATCTTCGGCAGGCGTGGTCACACTGACCGCGCGTCATAAGGGGCTTTGCGGGAATGAAATTCCTGTCAGCCTCAATTACTACGGCTTTGGTGGGGGCGAAGTGCTGCCAGCGGGCGTACAGATTGCCGTGGCGACGGGGACCGCCGGAACGGGTGCTCCGGTTCTCACCGGCGCGGTGGCTGCAATGGCGGATGAGCCGTTTGATTATATCGGCCTGCCGTTCAACGACACGGCCTCCGTTAACACGCTGGTGACCGAGATGAACGATACCAGCGGTCGCTGGAGCTATGCGCGTCAGCTGTATGGTCATGTGTATACGGCAAAGATCGGCACGCTGTCAGAACTGGTGACCGCAGGTGACCAGTTTAACCAGCAGCACATTACCCTGGCGGGATACGAAAAAGAGACCCAGACGCCTGCCGACGAGCTGGCGGCAAGCCGTACCGCCCGCGCAGCAGTGTTTATTCGCAACGATCCGGCACGTCCCACGCAGACCGGTGAGCTGGTGGGTATGCTGCCTGCGCCGAAGGGGAAACGGTTCACGATGACCGAACAACAGACCCTGCTGTCGCATGGCGTGGCAACGGCGTATGTCGAAAGCGGGGTGCTGCGCATTCAGCGTGATGTCACCACGTACAGGAAAAATGCTTACGGTGTTGCGGATAACAGCTACCTCGACAGCGAGACGCTGCATACCAGCGCGTATGTGCTGCGCAAACTGAAATCCGTCATTACCAGTAAGTACGGGCGTCACAAGCTTGCCAGCGACGGTACCCGCTTTGGTCCCGGTCAGGCGATTGTCACACCGGCGGTGATCAAAGGGGAACTGCTGACAACCTACCGTCAGCTTGAGCGTGCGGGGATCGTGGAAAACTACGAACTGTTTAAGCAGTACCTGGTTGTGGAGCGTGATGCCAGCGATCCGAACCGCCTGAACACGCTGTTCCCGCCTGACTATGTTAACCAGTTGCGTGTCTTTGCCGTGGTTAACCAGTTCCGTCTTCAGTATTCAGAGGAGTCTGCATAATGGCCCGTATCGGGGGAACCTGTTATTTCAAAATTGACGGTCAACAGCTATCGCTGACCGGCGGCATTGAGGTGCCCATGAACAGGACGGTCAATGATGACATCATCGGCCTGGACGGTTCAGTGGACCGCAAGGAAACTCACCGTGCGCCTTATGTCAAAGGGACCTTCAAGGTACCGAAGAATTTTCCGGTGAGCAAAATCACCTCGTCTGATGAGATGACCATCACTGCCGAGCTGGCGAACGGTCAGGTCTATGTATTGTCGTCTGCCTGGCTGCACGGCGAAGCGAACCATAATGCCGAAGAAGGCACGGTTGATCTTGAGTTCCACGGTGAAGAAGGGGATTACCAGTAATGAAAGAGCTTGAGTTAAAGAAACCGATTACTGCTCATGGCGAGACACTCTCCGTACTGGAGTTTGATGAACCCACCGGGAAGGATGTCCGCGAGCTGGGGTATCCCTACCAGATGAATCAGGATGAGTCAGTCAGACTTCTGGCGCATGTGGTGTCGAAATACATTGTGCGGCTGGCGAAAGTGCCGCAAAGCTCTGTCGACCAGATGTCTCCGGCAGACCTGAATGCAGCGGCGTGGCTTGTGGCCGGTTTTTTCCTCCAGGCCTGACGGCTGAATACCTCACTGATCGCTTCTTTGACTGCGCCAGCTACTGGCGCATTAATCCTTTCGAATTGCTGAATATGCCGATCAGTGAAATTCCCTTGCTGGTCAGTCAGGCAAACAGGATAGAGCAGGAGAAACGCACACATGGCGGAATTTGAGCTTAAGGCGTTGATCACCGGTGTCGACAGGCTTTCTCCCGCGCTGTCGAAAATGCAAAAGAAAATCCGGGGATTTAAACGCCAGGCGGAAGAAGCGTCACAGGGTGGGCTGGCGCTTGGTGGCGGACTGGCAGCGGGTCTGACGCTTTCCCTGAAATCTTATGCCGATCAGGAAAACGCCGCCACCGGGCTGAAAGTCGCCATGATGGATGCGAACGGCGAGGTTGGAAAGAGCTTTCAGGACATCAATAAACTGGCTATTGGCCTGGGTAACCAGCTACCCGGTACAACGGCTGATTTCCAGAACATGATGCAGATGCTGGTGCGTCAGGGGATCCCGGCAGAAAACATTCTTGGCGGTGTGGGTAAAGCGACAGCTTATCTTGCGGTACAACTGAAAAAAACACCGGAAGCGGCTGCTGAGTTTGCTGCAAAGATGCAGGATGCTACCGGAACGGCGTCAGAAGACATGATGGGGCTGTTCGACACTATCCAGAAGGCGTTTTATCTGGGTGTTGATGATACCAACATGTTGTCCTTCTTCACTAAAACCAGCTCTGTTCTGAAGATGGTGAACAAGGACGGTCTTCAGGCTGCACAGAGCCTTGCCCCCATCAGCGTCATGATGGATCAGATGGGGATGAACGGGGAGTCGGCAGGTAACGCCCTGCGAAAAGTTATTCAGTCCGGATTAAGCGTTAAGAAAATCAGGGACGTCAATAAAATCATGGCCCGCCAGAAACTCGGGGTACAGCTCGATTTTACTGACGGCAAAGGAAGTTTTGGCGGTCTTGATAACATGTTCAGGCAACTGGCAAAGCTGCGAAAACTGACCGACGTTAAGCGAACAGGTGTACTTAAGGCAATATTTGGTGATGATGCCGAAACCCTTCAGGTGGTCAATGCACTAATCGATAAAGGAAAGGATGGCTACGATCAGATCCAGCAGAAGATGAATAAACAGGCCAGCCTGAATAAACGTGTTCAGGCCCAGCTTGGTACGCTGTCCAACCTGTGGGAGGCAATGACGGGGACCGCAACTAACGGCCTTGCGGCTATTGGCGGAGCATTTTCTGGTGACGCCAAAAATATCACGCAATGGCTGGGGGAGTTAGGGGAAAAATTCACGAAGTTTGCGGATGAAAATCCCCGGGTTATTCGCGGCGTCGTCGGGCTTGCTGCCGGTCTTGCGATTCTGAAACTGGGATTGATGGGCGTTGGCGGTGCCATCAGTATTGTCAGCAGGATCATGTCGATGACGCCGATTGGAATGATTGCGACGGCGATAGCCCTGGCTGCGGGATTAATTATCACTAACTGGGATGTTGTCGGACCTTATTTCAAGAAGCTCTGGGAAACCATTGGTCCTTATTTTGAGGCTGGCTGGGAACTTCTGAAGAAGGTTTTTGCCTGGTCGCCGCTGGGGATGGTAATCAATAACTGGGGACCGGTTGTTAAGTGGTTTCAGGATATGTGGGACAAACTGAAGCCAATTATTGAGTGGTTTACCGACAGTTCCGGTGACACGGTCGATGCCATTAACTCTGCGCAGTGGGGCGCGGGTGCTTATGATGCTTATGGGACGGGAATACCGGCACGGGGATACACACCTTATCAGGCGGTAGATCCGGCTCAGTCAAACAACGCCTCCGGTGCCACAGGCCCGAATCCCTTCATGATTAACAAAGCTTCTGCGCCAAAAGTTGATGGTGAGATCAAGGTCTCTTTTGTGAATTCGCCTCCGGGTATGCGGGTTATGGAAACGCGATCCAGCGGTTTTGATGTCAGCCATGATGTTGGCTATACGCGCTTTGGCAGGTAATGAAAAATTAATCTGTTAATGAGTCCCACTCCGGTGGGATTTTTTATGTACGGAGTTTATATGACGTGGAAAGACAGACTTCAGGACGCGTCATTTCGCGGTGTGCCGTTTAAGGTTGAAGAAGAAAGTGCGGGAACCGGTCGTCGTGTGGAAACACATGAATACCCGAACCGCGACAAACCCTATACCGAAGACCTGGGGAAAATCACTTTCCGCCCGTCCATCACGGCTTATGTGGTGGGAGATGACTGCTTTGACCAGCGCGATCGCCTGATTGACGCGCTGAATAAACCCGGTCCCGGCACGCTTGTCCACCCGACATATGGTGAGCTGAAAGTCTGTGTTGACGGGGAAGTTCGGGTCAGCACATCGAAAAGTGAAGGGCGTATTGTCCGCTTTGACCTGAAGTTTGTCGAAGCAGGAGAACTCTCTTACCCCACATCAGGTGCGGCGACGGCGCAGACGCTGATGTCATCCTGTTCTGCACTGGATGACTGCATCAGTGACAGCTTCAGCGGTTTCAGTATCGATGGTGTGGCGGATTTCGTGCAGAACGACGTTATCGGTAATGCCAGCATAATGCTGGGGTATGTTTCTGATGCGATGAAAGTGGTGGATTCTGCCGTATCGGATGCCGCCAGGCTGTTGCAGGGGGATATCTCGGTACTTCTGCCGCCGCCATCGTCAGGCAAAAATTTCGTTGAGCAGGTGCAGAAAATGTGGCGTACCGGGAAACGCCTTTATGGTAACGCCAGTGACCTGGTCACCATGATCAAAACGCTTTCCGGTGTCAGCCTCGGCAGCGATCTGCAACCGCGCGGCGTCTGGAAAACGGACAGTAAAACCACCGCCACGGCGACGCAGCAGCGTAACGTGGTTGCCAGCACCCTTCGTACGACCGCAATCAGCGAAGCGGCGTATGCCGTCACCCGATTGCCTGCGCCAACAACTTCCGCGGTGATGCAGAATTCCGCAGTGGGGCAGGCAACAACACCTGCGCAGAGCACTGGCTGGCCTTCCGTCACGCATCCGGCACTGAACAATGCACCGGCGGTGAAAAACACGGTTGAACTGCCGACGTGGGAAGAACTGACTGACATTCGCGACACACTGAATACGGCAATTGATAAGGAGTTGTCCCGTACAACCAGTGATGCGCTGTTTCTGGCGCTGCGCCGGGTGAAAGCAGATCTGAATGCGGATATCAACACGCGCCTTGAACAGTCTGCACGGATCATTCAGCGCACACCGGATGAGGTTTTACCCGCGCTGGTGCTGGCGGCGACCTGGTTTGATAACGCGGCGCGTGACGCGGACATTATCCGGCGTAATGCCATTACGCATCCCGGCTTTGTGCCGGTGATCCCTCTGAAGGTGCCAGTGCAATGAACGACAATGTCACGCTACGGGTAAATGGCCGGGAGTGGAATGGCTGGACATCGGTGCGCATCGGTGCCGGTATTGAACGGCTGGCGCGGGATTTCAGTGTGGAGATCACCCGCCAGTGGCCGGGAGATGAGGGTATCACCACGCTTCAGCCGCGCATTAAAAATGGTTCAAAAGTGGAAGTGCTGATTGGTGATGAGCTGGTGATCACCGGCTGGGTGGAGGCGACGCCCGTTCGTTACGATGCCCGTTCGGTCAGCACCGGTATTGCCGGACGCAGTCTGACCGCTGACCTGATTGACTGTGCAGCCGAACCGACACAGTTTAACGGACGATCGCTGGTACAGATTGCGCAGGCGCTTGCTGCGCCTTTCGGCATTGAGGTGGTGAACAGCGGTGCGCCGTCGGGTGTTATTCCTGATGTTCAGCCTGATCACGGTGAAACGGTGATTGAGGTAATCAACAAAATACTCGGTCAGCAGCAGGCACTGGCTTACGACGACCCGCACGGCAGGCTGGTGATTGGCGGTATTGGCTCAACGCGGGCACATACTGCGCTGGTACTCGGGGAAAACATCCTTTCCTGCGATACGGAGAAGAGTATCCGGGAGCGATTTTCTGTTTACCAGGTGGCGGGGCAGCGTGCCGGAAACGACGATGATTTCGGTGAGGCCACCACCACCGCGCTGCGGGCCCGCACAGAGGACGCATTTATTGCCCGTTACCGTCCGATGTATATCAGGCAGACAGGGCAGGCTACGGGGGCAGGCTGTATTGCGCGTGCTGACTTTGAAGCCCGGCAACGGGCGGCGCGGACGGATGAAACCACCTATGTGGTGCAGGGCTGGCGACAGGGTAACGGTACGCTGTGGCAGCCCAACCAGCGGGTGATTGTCTTTGATCCGGTCTGTGGTTTCGACAATACCGAACTGCTTGTTTCGGAAGTCACGTTTACTCAGGACCAGAACGGCACCCTGACGGAAATCCGTGTCGGCCCACCTGATGCTTATCTGCCTGAACCCGAAGCCCCCGGCGCGCGGAAAAAGAAAAAAGCCAGAGTACAGGAGGACCCGTTCTGATGAGGACGATTGAAGCCATGCAGCGACAACTCCTCGGCCTGATTGGGCGGGCAGTGGTGAAAAGCATCAGTGCCGCCACGAAATGTCAGACCGTGGATGTGTCCCTGATTGCCGGTGAACCCAAAGCCGGGGTTGAACATCTTGAACCCTACGGTTTTACCGCAAGGGCAAACAGCGGTGCGGAAGCGGTGGTGTTGTTTCCGGATGGCGACCGTTCTCATGCGGTGGTTGTTACGGTGTCGGACCGGCGCTACCGCCTGAAAGGGCTGCAGACGGGTGAGGTGGCTGTCTATGACGATCAGGGGCAGTCCGTGACGCTGACCCGGGAGGGGATCGTGGTGGACGGTGCAGGTAAAACGATCACGTTTCGCAATTCACCTAAAGCACGTTTTGAAATGGACCTGGAAGTGACAGGACAGGTGAAAGACCTGTGCGACTCCAGCGGCACCACCATGTCAGCGATGCGGCTTGCCTATAACGGGCATCGTCACAGAGAGAACGGTCAGGGTAGTAACACCGACAAACCTGATAAAGCGATGGAGGCATGATGGAACTGTGGCTGACGGTGAACGGTAAACGCACCTGCGCCAGCGCACCGCTGGATCCGCTGACCCGCGCCGTGGTGATTTCCCTGTTTACCTGGCGGCGGGCGGAGCCTGATGACAACGCCGACGTCCCGATGGGATGGTGGGGGGATACCTGGCCTGCGGTACAGAATGACCGTTACGGCTCCCGACTGTGGCTGCTTCAGCGCAGCAAACTGACCAATCAGCTGGTGCAGACGGTAAGGGGGTATATCCGCGAATGCCTGCAATGGATGATTGATGACGGCGTGGTGTCCCGTATTGATCTGGATATCCGCCGCACCGGGATTAATGAACTGGGTAACAGTATCACTCTCTGGCGTCGTGACGGACCGGTAATGATTTCTTTTGATGATCTGTGGAGTGCGATAACGCATGGCGGACAGTGAATTTCAGCGCCCGACGCTGGCAGAAAATATCAGTATGCTCCGTAACGATTTATTCGCCAGGCTGGACGTCAGCGACACGCTCCGGCGCATGGATGAAGACGTGCGGGCAAAGGTGTATGCGGCGGCGCTGCATACGGTTTACGGGTACATCGATTATCTGGCAATGAATATGCTTCCTGACCTGTGCGATGAGTCCTGGCTGGCGCGACATGCTGCGATGAAACGGTGTCCGCGCAAGGGGGCCACGGCTGCCAGCGGGTATATGCGCTGGGAAGGTGTCAGCGATGGCCTGAAGGTGACTGCCGGGAGCGTGATTCAGCGCGATGACCTGGTTCAGTACACGGCAACTGCCGATGCAACCAGCTCCGGTGGTGTCCTGCGTGTGCCGATCACTTGCTCAACTACAGGCGCGGTCGGTAACGCTGACGACGGTACGGCATTAATCCTGGTCACGCCGGTGAATGGTCTGCCGTCTTCCGGTGTTGCAGATACCCTGACTGGCGGATTCGATACTGAAGATCTGGAAACGTGGCGCGCCCGCGTCATTGAGCGGTATTACTGGACGCCGCAGGGCGGGGCTGACGGGGACTATGTCGTCTGGGCTAAAGAAGTGCCCGGCATTACCCGCGCATGGACATACCGTCACTGGATGGGAACGGGAACTGTCGGTGTGATGATTGCCAGCAGTGACCTGATTAATCCCATTCCGGAAGAATCAACGGAAACGGCGGCAAGACAACATATCGGGCCACTGGCCCCGGTGGCAGGCTCTGATTTGTATGTGTTCAGGCCGGTGGCGCATAAAGTGGATTTTCATATCCGCGTGACGCCGGACACACCGGAAATACGGGCTGCCATCACCGCCGAGTTGCGTTCGTTCCTGCTGCGTGATGGTTATCCGCAGGGAGAACTGAAGGTGTCACGTATCAGTGAAGCGATTTCCGGTGCGAACGGGGAATACAGCCATCAGTTGCTTGCACCGGCAGACAATATCTCCATTGCAAAAAATGAACTGGCGGTACTGGGGACGATTTCATGGACGTGACAAACGATGATTACATCCGTCTGTTGTCGGCACTGTTGCCCCCCGGTCCGGCGTGGTCAGCCAGCGATCCGTCGATTGCCGGTGCGGCACCGTCATTAACCCGCGTTCATCAGCGTGCGGATGCCCTGATGCGGGAGCTGGATCCGCGCACCACCACTGAACTGATAAACCGCTGGGAGCGTCTGTGCGGTCTGCCGGATGAATGTATTCCGGCGGGAACGCAGACCCTTCGCCAGCGCCAGCAACGGCTGGATGCGAAGGTTAACCTGGCGGGCGGCATCAACGAGGATTTTTATCTTGCACAGCTTGCTGCCCTGGGCAGACCAGATGCCACCATCACGCGATACGACAAAAGCACGTTCACCTGCTCATCGGCCTGTACTGACGCGGTGAATGCGCCGGAATGGCGGTATTACTGGCAGGTCAACATGCCAGCCGCCACCAACACCACCTGGATGACATGTGGCGATCCCTGTGATTCCGCACTGCGTATCTGGGGCGACACCGTTGTCGAGTGCGTGCTTAACAAACTCTGCCCGCCGCATACCTACGTAATTTTTAAATATCCGGAGTAATCCATGCATCGTATAGACACGAAAACCGCGCAGAAGGATAAGTTCGGCGCGGGTAAGAACGGTTTTACCCGTGGTAACCCCCAGACCGGCACACCTGCCACCGATCTGGATGATGACTACTTTGACATGTTGCAGGAAGAACTTTGTAGCGTGGTGGAGGCCTCCGGTGCCAGCCTGGAGAAAGGGCGGCATGACCAGCTGCTTACCGCACTTCGTGCGCTGCTGTTAAGCCGCAAGAATCCGTTTGGCGATATCAAATCGGACGGCACGGTGGAAACGGCTCTCGAAAACCTTGGTTTGGGAGAAGGCTCTGCATTACCTGTTGGTGTGCCTGTTCCATGGCCTTCAGCCACTCCGCCAACAGGCTGGCTGAAATGCAATGGTGCGCCTTTTTCTGCAGAAGAATACCCGGAACTAGCAAAGGCTTATCCGACAAATAAATTGCCTGATTTACGTGGTGAGTTTATTCGTGGATGGGATGATGGGCGCGGGGTGGATGCAGGGCGCGCGCTTCTCTCGGCGCAGTCCGATTTATTTAAAGCGCACCACCACTCATTTACGTTTTTTACAGGCTATGCCGCAGGGGGAGGGACTGGCGCTGTATACGACTATTCCGGTAATGCAGGCAGAGATACCGGCGACACCGGCGGAAATGAAACGCGCCCCCGCAACATTGCATTTAACTACATCGTGAGGGCTGCATAATGACACAGGCAAAATTAAACAGTGAATTTATTGCCACAGTAGCGGGTGATATTACCGTCTATAACTATGACAACACGACACGGGAATACATTTCATCATCAACAGAATATCTTGCCGTTGGCGTCGGTATCCCGGCATGTTCTTGTTTAGATGCACCAGTTACACATAAAGCTGGTTATGCAATCTGCCGTTCTGCAGATTTTAACTCATGGGAATATGTGTCAGACCATCGCGGTGAAATCATCTATAGCACCGAAACAGGAGAATCGAAAGAAATCACAGCTCTGGGTGATTACCCCGAAAATACAACCACTATCGCCCCTTTATCTCCATACGATAAATGGGATGGTGAGAAATGGGTGACGGATACCGAGGCACAGCATAGTGCCGCAGTAGACGCGGCAGAAGCACAGCGCCAGTCGCTGATTGATGCTGCAATGGCTTCCATTAGTCTGATTCAGCTGAAATTACGGGCCGGACGGAATCTGACGCAGGCAGAAACCGCCCGACTTAACGCTGCGCTGGATTACATTGACGCGGTGACGGCAACAGATACCAGCACCGCGCCGGATGTCATCTGGCCTGAACTGCCGGAGGCGTAGGCCATTCAATATCTGGCACACAGGACAAAACTGAGACACACAAGGCTTTGCACTGTATTGCAAGGCTTTGTGCTCTCCTGTGGATGTGTGTCTACATATTTGAAGATTGTTGTGCCGTATTTGTGACATACGCATGACAACATCATGCATCAACTTTCTGTTTGTGCCATCAACTATAGCTTAGTGAATGCGGTTAATGCTTGCTAAAACAGATAGTTATGATTGGTGCTACAGATTCGTAATGCGAAGGTCGTAGGTTCGACTCCTATTATCGGCACCATCACCTAGTTTATAACAAAGCGGCGCGCATGCTAATGGTATAGCCATATAAAGTAAATGGGTAAGGGGCATATCAGCACGTTTGGCAAAAAAAAATCCCTCACGGTCGGGAACCGGGAGGGAGAAAAATCTCTTTCGAGAAATCAATTTGTTGTGAATCAAGGCAAGTCTATACCCCCGGTGAGGTGAGTTCAATCTCTTTGGCTTAGCGGCTGTCCAGTTGTTGACTGGTGAGCTGTATGTTTTGTCCGGTAACCGTATACAAGAGTTACCGGCCATGGGATTGATATTGCTTTTAAGCAGATTGATGCTATCGACACACAACCGATAGTATTATCAATCTTCTTAAAGATAATGGATTTAGATTAGTTGTATTTTGCCCAAAATTTCTTTCTGTTTAATCTTTTAAAGCCCTCTTTCCAGTAACTGGTCTCTAATTCTGATGCGTAAATTTTACCGGGGAACAGCCTTTCTTTTAAAGGTAGTTTTTTTGCCAGCATAATCCTTTCCGCGTTACCTCCAACCGATTCTGAATGAGTGAGTGACGACAATGCCTCAATTTGGTAGGTTGTTGGATTAGAGACTAATTGAAAGAATGGCTCAGACAGTGTTGTACTGTTTAACTCATCAATATTTTCTTTATTTAATAAAGGATGTAAATATTCGAAAAAAGCAATAATTCCTGACTGAAGTCGCTGTGCTTTATTTAAATAGCTAACCTCAGAATCACTGTTTTTTTCTCTTACGGGGATAATGCCGTCAGCAGTCTTTTTATAACCTATTGTGGAGCCTGTGTTGTCAGCCATAGCGAACTCCATCAGTTCAATGCCACCAGCAAAGAAAAGATCACATTTTTCTTGAGGTATACCGTAGTTCGCTAACCAACCAAACATTTTATTGTATATTGAGCGGTTATCATTTGCACCATGAAATGTTGCCAAATAAAATCCGTGTATATTCTTAGTAGCCCAGCCATCGCTAAGTGAGCGAGCGAAAACGGATTGTATATTCCCCATCCAGCCAACATCTATCAATGCAATATTTTTATGTTCACCACAAGCTTTTTTAAAATAACCAGAATACTCATTTCTATTTTGAGTGTTTTTTAATAAGATATTAGAAAATAGTTTATTTATTAGCCAGTGAACTTTATGTTCATCACCTTGTTTAGGTATATATTCCTCGTTGGGAAAACCAACGTTGTGTATATCTGAAATATATTTTTTGGCGTCTAATCCAGCTATAGAAAGAATTTTCTTTAGACTCTTTTTATTTTTACCGCCAAAAAGATGCCATATTCTATGCATTGGCCAGTCTGTCATACCTATCATATAAGAAGAGGCACGAGAAATATACACATATTCGCTTTCTATCTGATCGTCTGAAAAGTATTTGTTATAAATTTTGTAAATTAAGTGTGCGTCACGAGCAAGGAAAAGAGCTTTATCAATTTTATGGACTTTTAACTGGTTTGACATCCATGATATATAGCCTAAAAGTAAAGGCCCAAATACTTTAAAACCAATCTCAGTTAATGGATCTTTTGTGTAAAATGATGAGGTTTGTTTAAGTGATAAAGCTTTATATAATGATTCGCCAACAACATCTTTTGCTCTCCAATGAAAAGATGTGCCATGCTCGTATTCAGACCAGTCCGCTTGAATTGTATGGATTCCATGTTTTTTAGCATTACTTATATCAGAACGAGGATTATCTCCAACATGTAGCCAAGAATTTTGACGAGGTTTCTCACGTTCTTTTATAAGAGTATATAATTCCCCGCTATTTTTTGATGCGCGCATTTCTCCTGATGAGTATATGGGGATGTTATCAACATTATAGCCGCATGAAATTAACAATTCCTTTAAAATACTAGTTGGGAAATACATGTCGCTTATTATAATTATTTTCGAACCATTTTTTACTGCTGCCTGAAATAGTTTATATCCTGAATTATTTTTATATAATACTGCTTTTTCAGTGCTGATTTCCAGTTGAATAAGTTGGTTGATAATTTCTTTTGAGATGCCAACGTTTAACTCTTTAATTTCATCATATATTTCAAAAATAGTAACTTCTGGTTCACCTCCGAATTTATTGACTCGTTTAGCTCTCGCTGAAACTTCGGCCTGGACCCTCATTTCAGCGAAGTTATCTATTATTTCTTCATGGCCAGATAATAAAATATTAGAATTATTGGCTATTTCAATTTGCATTAGTGAGAAAAGATCTGCTGGGCGATATATTCTCCTGCTAACTAATGTGTCAAATATATCAAAGCTTACCGTGTCATATTTTTCTATATTCATTTTATTTTCTTTCATTTAATTTGTTTTCAATGTTGGATAGTTTATATACCATATTGCTATTAGTTAGGTTTGATAGTAGTGTGTTTAATAGCGTAGAGTTTTTGCTATCTCTCATCATATTGTTAATCATTAATCTATAATCAATCTCACATTCTTCTCTGTTAATCTCTGTGAAATTGCCGTACTTGAAATCGGTACTTTCTCTAAAATGATAGAATGCTAAAGGTTCTGGAAGAATCCAAAGATCATTTTGTGATAAATAATCAATTAAGAAGGGCCAAAAGAAAGATGGCGAAGAAAAGTTATGTTTATTTATAATATTAAATATTGAGTTCTTAACAAAAAAACATGATGAAATTGGAAGGCTATTCTTGTAATGAATTACATCAAAACTAAGCGGGCCAACTGCTAAGTAATGATTCCATGGGTATGTTGTGTTAATAATTATTCTATTTCTCTCCGCAACCTCTACCACTTTATTACTGTGGCATGCTATGGCATTGATTGACGGGTATTTAAGACGTGTCGCTGTAAGCGTACTTGAAATGCGAGATAGATACTCTGGAGCCCAGGTATCGTCATCATCTAAAAAGCATATATATTCACAATCACTTTTTTTAATTATTTCTGATACATCTTGATTGAACGGTATTAGACTAAGGTTATATTTTTCCTGGATTGTGTTAATATACGAATACTCATCTTTAGAGAGATCCTGTTCAGCACCCATGCAATATATTGCTACTTTTACTTCCTTGAATGTTTGGTTATAAACAGAATGTAATGCTCTTAATAAAAAACGGAACCTACCTGGTTTATGTCGTACTATCGTTAATATCTTTTCCATTTGACTTGCTTATATATTAATTTTTTGCTTATGTGTAAAATACTACGCTACCGCCCTTGGCTATCGCAACCAAATGGCGAAATTGAACAAGTTGTATATGCTCACATAGTAACAGGGGTAACCAATTGTTATCTTTTTATGTGTGCATTGCAACAAAAAAATGTGGGGGTAATGCTGCTAACATACTGATTTAGTGTATGATGGTGTTTTTGAGGTGCTCCCGTGGCTTCCATCTCCATCAGTGGTCCCTCCTGCTCTGCTACTGAAGGCGTGGTGCGTAACGGTAAAAGTACTGCCGGACATCAGCGTTATCTCTGCTCTCACTGCCGTAAAACATGGCAGCTACAGTTCACTTACACCGCCTCTCAGCCCGTATACACCAGAAAATTATTGATATGGCCATGAATGGCGTCGGATGTCGCGCCAGTGCACGCATTATGGGCGTTGGCCTCAACACGGTTTTACGTCACTTAAAAAACTCAGGCCGCAGTCGGTAACCTCGCGCATACAACCGGGCAGTGATGTGATTGTCTGCGCTGAAATGGACGAACAGTGGGGCTATGTCGGTGCTAAATCACGTCAGCGCTGGCTGTTTTACGCGTATGACAGGATACGGAGGACGGTTGTGGCGCACGTCTTCGGTGAACGCACTCTGGCCACACTGGAGCGTCTTCTGAGCCTGCTGTCGGCCTTTGAGGTCGTGGTATGGATGACGGATGGCTGGCCGCTGTATGAATCCCGTCTGAAGGGAAAGCTGCACGTTATCAGCAAGCGTTACACTCAGCGCATTGAGCGACATAACCTGAATCTGCGACAACATCTGGCAAGGCTGGGACGGAAGTCACTGTCGTTCTCAAAATCGGTGGAGCTGCATGACAAGGTCATCGGGCATTATCTGAACATAAAACACTATCAGTAAGTTGGAGTCATTACCATTTTTTCTTTGGCTATGCAGATTTCAATACGCATAAAAGTCCCTCCATACTGTGTTTGTATACAGTATTATTTTTAACTGTATGGATAAACAGTG